GCCATATTAGGATAGGTTGAAATAGTCATAATAGTCTCTCAAAGGTTAGCTTTTTACGCGACCTTCCTGATACGCCTGATATATCTCATTAGACATAGCTTGGTAGCGTTTCGGGTTGGTTCGCATTAGTTCAATAATATCGCTTCGTCTATAGATCTTTCTGCTTGGTGCTTCTGAACTGCCATTAGCACCGCCCGTTGAAGCTGCGTTCAAAGCCTGTTTACGCTCTTTGCGCTCAACACTTACAGCCTGTTGCGCAACGTCTTGAGTTGATTTCCAACTAGAAAACAATTCATCTGCTGCATCATAGTCGTACTTGTTGTTTGCTCGCTCGTATAACTCGGAACGAATCTTGCTACCTACAACCCATTGTTGAAAATTGGCGTCCATAGCAACTTCTTTAATGTCAGGGTGCTTTTGCTGTAAAGCCGAAAGCGTCTGACTTTGTTTCATTTGATTGCCCAATTGCTCCAACTGTTTAATGGTTGGATGGTTTGCAATTTTGCTATCAACAGCTTTATCGGGTTCGGCAAAGAAATCTATCTCTTCAGCCTGTTCCGGTTCGTTGACTTTGCTTTGATTAAGAATGAAATCATCTACAACTTTTCTTAGCTGACCAACTTCCTGTCCTTGCTGACCAATGCGAGACTCTGCCTCTTGGTGCATCTTAATCAACTCAGCAGGAGATTTTCCGCGATAATGATCGGGAGTGTCATCTACGGCTACCTCTTCCGAGACCGCTTCCTGTTGTACTTCTTCATCTACCTCATTCGTCACTTTGTCAATAAGTTGTGCCACTATTATTAAACTCCTATGGAGACAAGACCAATTCTAAGCTACCCCGAAGGACTTATGATTCGGCTACCTTGCGTTCGTGTTTAATCTTCGCCTGTCTATCCTTAGCCCATTTCATAGTAGCTCCCGGATAAGAACCGGAGATGGGGTCGAGTACCGACTTAACAGGTGAGATCATCTTACTACTAGAACCACCGCACTCAGGACAGTCACGCCTATAACCCTCAACAACCTTATCGCGATTAACCATTGCCTCATGGACATGGCCTTGTTCGCATTGGAAATCAAAGATTATCAACATCACTGCTATCCTCTTGTACATGGTTCATTGCAGATTCTAAATTGAGTATGTCAGCCAGTACACTGAGCTGACCTTTGCGAAAGAACAAATCATTTACGTCTTTCGTATACTCTACGGAATTAATGTAAGCAGCGTCGGAAGTTAGTTGCTCAATTAAATCCTTCCAACCTTGCGTTAAAAACATATCCGCACGGTCGTCATAATATTTTTCTGTTTCTTTATCCATTCTTCTTAGCCTTCGGCTTTGCTTGCACGAAGCTCTTGACCTCGTGAAGAAGGATTTCGTGTTGCTTCTCTAGAGACTGAATCCGCTTGTCCATCCGATCTAGGACTACGTTTACCTGTGTAACTACGTCCTCTAGTTCTCGTTTGGTAATCATTGCGGCATGGCCTTAACTGTATCAAGGTTTAGTTTCTTCTCTTTTAATTGAGCATCAGCAATCTTGAGTCTGCGTTCAAACTCTTTGTCGTCTGCATCTCCGACAGAAAGGTTGGATGTCACAGCTTTAATCTGATCAATCTCTAGCTCTACAGGAATTGCTTTAGTCTCTGCTGCAATCTTGGCAGCTCGTGCTTGAGACTCAGCGCCTTGTCCGTTCAGTGCGTTAGTCTGCGACTGTTGGAACTCCATCTGTGCTTGCTGCGCAGCTTGTTGCGCTTGTTGCGCTTCAGGTGAAACCTGACCTGCTTCTTGTAGAGTCTGTATTAACTGCTCGCGGTTACTTAGGTTCATGTTGTCGATGATGGATTGAATCAACGCAGGATAAAGCGGAGACTCAGGAGACATAGTCTGTAGAAGCTGAACCAACTGTGTAACCTCATACTCTCTCGCGATGATGCCAAGAGAAGAGGTGACTTCAAACTTATAATCCGCTACCGGATATAACTCAGGCTCAAACTGCATGTACCTGTGTGCAGCCTTAGTAATAAACGGTATCAAAAACGAGTCTTGGAAATTAATCAGAGTTCGCTTGTGGCGTTTAATGACAGCGCCAAGGGACATAGAGATGCCCGCTGCTGTAGCTTCGCCATTGATCGAACCGCCAACACCCGCAGAGTCTATTGCTCCCGTGGAGGTCTGCACCATTCGTTGTAGCTCACCTGCTTGCGCGAAGGTAATCTGAGATACTTGACCAAAGTTAAATGGCTGCAAGACTTCAGAAGGATTACCATTGGTTAGAATGATTTTCCCCGGTCTTACTTCAGGCTTTGCCCCGCGAGGTAGACGAGTTGCGTCCATCGCCATCATTGGGTGGACTGTTAGAGCCAGTGCATCGATCCTAGCCCTTAATTCTGCGTCCAATGCCTTCTGTGAGTTGTAACCCTTCTCACATACGCCACGACCCCAGAACCTAGAGGGTACGATGTCCCAAGGGAACGCCACAACAGGGCGGTCTTGCATCATGTACGGGTTCTTCTCCGCTTTCAGCAGAGTACCACCGTTAGCTATGACTACGATTGCTTCAACATAGAAGCCTTCTTCTTCCTCGCTGTCTACTAGCTGTTCAACCTCTTCGTATTCATCGTCATTCTCAAGTAAATAGCGGGGAACAAGTCCGTAATACTTGGTCAAACGAGTCTTATCGGTAGGCTGCGTGGTAAGTTCGTGGTCAGGATCTAGGTCTGTGTCAGGGTACGCGAAGTCAAAGGGTACATTCTTGTATACACCCTTCTCCTGTAGCTGCTCGATGGCGTGTGGTGAGACGAATTCATCAATCACTACACCCAATGCGCTGTCTACATCCACAGCAACAGGGTCAATCAAGAAGTTTTGAGGTAAAACAGGTCGTAATTTAACGACTGTGCGGTCTGAGATGTTCACACCTACCGCTTGGAGCTGACCATCCATAATAGGTTGAGTCGCAGGTTTCATCTCTTTGACTTCTTCTAGTACAATCTCAGCTATGCCTGTACCAAAGACGGCTGCGTTGATTAAACACTCAGCAACACCCTTGCGAATCTTGTTAGCCTTGAAGTCTTCTAAGAGCTTTTCGCGAAGGTAAACTACGTCTTGGTTCTCTTGGTCAGCTATGTCGTCCTTCATATCAAAGAACCTACCACGACCAAACGTAGCTTCTTCAATCTCTGCAACTGATGACTCTACGGCTTGCTGAAGGGCAGGGGATATGATCTGTGAGCGTTCTGATTCGCGGTTACGGTCTTCGCTAGCGTAGATGCCACGCCACAGACGGTAGTATTCATCAAACTTCTTTTCGTAGTTAGTCTCGTAATGGTTGCGCCAATCTTCGCACTTCTCCATTACCCAAGACTCAAGAGTCTCTTCTATGCCAAACTTGTCTTCGTTTGATTCGAGCATCTTAATATCCCGCTACTGAGTCGATTACGTCAAACTCATCTATTTCAAAGTCGTATGAGTAAGACACCTTAGCCAGTTGATCTATATAGGCTAAAGCGTCTACCATGTCATCGTGGGTTAAGGCGTCAGGGAATTGGAAGATTTCATCCATGAATTGGATGTTCCACTCACCTTTGTTGAGGTTGCAGATTCCGTTCTCGAATCTACCCTGTAACGCCCACATCACCCTGTCAGTTTTCTTTTTGTTCCCGTGAGTTAGCTCCTCAACGCGAAAGAAGTTCTGATACTTCTTCATTAGGTCGGTAAGCGGCGACATGACAGCCTGTCGGGCAATGCCCTTCTCTATACCAACGGATATGGGCTGATAGTCTCTAACTATCTGGAATATCTTCTCAGCAGTGGCGTTTAATTCCCACCTACCACAGACGATATCCTTCACCCACCAACCATACTCTCCTACCTTTACAATGGCAATAGCCGTATTGTCAAGCTTTTTATTCTTAGATTTGGCTTTGCCTACCTCTTCAAAGCCCGCGAGGTCAATGGCAACGTAGTAATCGCCAGTATCAGGCTCTTCGTCATCGAAGTGAACCCACTCCTCTTTAAACATCTCAGAGCCACGCGCTTCAAAAGACGCCATAAACTCTTGGCGAAACGCGAAGGATGACATGGATTTCTTGGCTGCATCGATCTCTTCTTTGTCTAGTAAGTCATTGTCGTAACTTGTGTAGTGCCATGCTTTATAAGTGGGATCTTCGCCTAAACTGGCTTGCTTGTAGAGTTCATAGAAATGATTTCTACCCATTGGTGTCCCGATAAATAAGGCATCGCCTTTCAAGTCTGTCAACGCAGGTCGTAGTATTAGCTCCCATACATCGGGCTTCATGTCTGCGTATTCATCCAAGACAAGAAACTTGAGACTTACGCCGCGCATTGTCTCAGGTCGGTCAGCTCCTTTCAAGCTGATAGTTGTACCATTGATCAGTCTTACCTGCATGTTATTTACATGGGAGTTCTCTATCACGGGTCTGCCTATCTCCAAGAGGAGATTCCACATAATATCTCGTGCTTGACCCTGAGTAGGGGCTACATAGAACACCTGCCCTTGATCTGACTTCAAAGCGTTGACTATCAAAAGATAAGCCGCAAGACGAGACTTCCCCGTCCTGCGACCCGCAGCAACCACCTTGAAACGCGTAGGGTCGTTCCAAACTTCTTTCTGCCACTCAAGAAGGCTTATGTCTAGGTTCATTTTCTCTTCGCGGTCTTCTTAGCTTGTTTAAATGCTTTGGCTGTAGGTGCGCCTTTACTGCCGACCTTTCTCATGGTCTCGCCGCTACCTGCTGCTATTCGCTTCTTCTTCGCGTTGATGTTGCTGTAAAGCCCCATATTACTTCCCCTTGGCTTTCTTCTTCTTAGCTGCATTTTTAGCTTTCTTGGCTGCTGCCATACCCGCAGGGGTGTATGAGTATTTCTTTCCGTTTACATTAGGCATCGTATTCTCCGGTTCGTATCATATTGGTAATGGTTATAGCTCGTTGACCCACTTGGTCTGCCCAAAGGGAGTCTAGGAACTCTAGTGCTGCTTCTTCGTAGTCACCGCACTCCATAGCTGATAAAGCGTTAGTAAAGCCGCGAAGTCGAGTGATGCCAAGGTTGAAGCACATATCCATCATAGCATCTTGTCTGACGGGGTCTAAATCTAAAAACCAATCAAAAGATCCCGACAGCTCATGCCTACATCGCTTAATGTCATTATTGAGTAGGTAGTGAATTTCATCAATAGATAACCCAACATCGTCTAAGTTACGGCCTACGCCTATGGTTAGTACGCCCACAGTGTCTTCGTAAGGCTTGTTCCTTACGCCCTCATGCTTCATAAGCAGATCAATCAGGTTCTGTATATTCGCCATCTTCTATGACCTCTCCTTTAATAGCAGGAGTATCCATAACCCCTGAGATAGTTATATTGACCGTAGGCTTACCCCCTAGCTTGTCTTTATCAAACGAGCTGATAGGTAGGATTCTATCTACTATGAGCTTCCACGCAGCAGATTGGTTCTTGTGGTCGTCATCCTGTGCAGCTCGGAAGATAGACTCTATCACAGCATTGGTATCCCTCCTCGCGAGGAATCGCTGCTTCATCTCTGCCATAGCCGAATGGTCACCCTTGGGTCTACCAATTGGACGGTTCTTCGGCTTCTCTATTTCCGACTTGCGAGGACGACCGCGCTTTCTCTTTACTGGTGCATTGTCTTCAACCACAACATAGAAGCTCTTTGGTAATTAATATTTGGCGTATTAAACCACTAATTGGCGAATTTGACCAACACTTGTATTCATGCGGGTTTGAGGGGGATCTTTTTTGCTTCTTTTTTTTAATTTGGCTTCGAGCAAATTTGGGGGGCTACTACACATAAAGGCAGCGCGCAATCTCCCCTCCCCGTCCCCTCCGCGAACCCCGTCTGTTTATACGCGCACGCACGCGAGCTGTTATCGCGCGCACGCGAGGCTTATCTAGACGCGAGCAATCTCACGTGGCGAGAGTGAAGGGGTGACTAGCAGCCAATAGCCAAAACAGCATCCCTATGCATACCAATCTGTTACCGGTAACACATCCACGGTAACACGGTAACACTTTACGGTAACACAGTAACACTCTCAACACTGTATGCATACACAGTACATTGGCTACACACCGCGTAATCATTGGACTTTAAAAAGTTGGCACGCTGTCTGCATTGTATTCTACAACAACGCAATACACACAAAACAAGGGGATACACACAATGGAATTATTAAACAAAATAAACACAGTCTGCGACTTGGTTATACATTGCAAAAATGGAAAGGTTTCGACAAAGGCGTGCGCCGAGATGATTTTCGATAACATGGGGGATACCGATACCCGCGAAATCCTAGCGGAGTGTGTACTGATAGCGCGCGACCTACACAATGGATACAACCCAGAGTATGGACGATACGGCGACAAAGTAACCAAACAGATACTAGACAGAATCTAACCAATCACGCCCCTAGCGATAGGGGTATCACCAAAGGGGAATCACTATGCAAACCAATCGCTTAACAGCACATTTCGATAAAACATACACATTCGGCGGATTTTCTGTCGGTTTACAGATTGATGAGGATGAGGGTACTAGTAGGGCAT